CACCAGCAACTCCAAGCATATGGAAGGGGTGCATCAGGATGTTGTGCTCTGCCTGGAACACAAGCATGTAGTTAAAAGTACCAGAGATACCCAGAGGCATCGCATCAGAGAAAGAACCTTGACCAAAAGGATATACAAGGAACACAGCAGATGCAGCAGCAACAGGAGCACTGTAAGCAACCATAATCCAAGGACGCATACCCAAACGGTAGGAAAGTTCCCACTCACGACCCATATAGCAGTAGATGCCAATGAGGAAGTGGAACACAATCAGTTGGAAAGGTCCACCGTTATAGAGCCATTCATCAAGACTTGCTGCTTCCCAGATGGGATAGAAGTGAAGTCCGATTGCGTTGCTTGAAGGAACAACAGCACCAGAAATGATGTTGTTTCCGTACATAAGTGAACCAGCAACAGGTTCACGAATGCCATCAATGTCCACCGGAGGTGCGGCAATGAAGGCGACGATGAAACATACAGTAGCAGCAAGCAGTGTAGGAATCATCAGAGTTCCGAACCAACCAACATAAAGACGGTTGTTCGTTGAAGTAACCCACTGGCAAAATTGTTCCCAGGAGTTAGTAGATTGTCTTTGTGCAATTGTAGCAGTCATTTTACTTTAAAAAGAAATAAGTATGAGTATAGGGATTACTCGTTTACTGATTTCCTTCACTACCCTCAAGTGAAGGTAAGATGAGAGACGTTTTTATACACCCCATAGGTCCCGGTTAATGGGTGTTTAACAATGTTAAGAATTATGAGGAATTCGTAACATTTGTTTACCTATTTATCATACTACGGTCTGCTTCTGGTGTCAAGCATAAAAAAGTCCCCTTTCGGGGACCGTAAATTATTCTGCTTCTGGGAGTGGAATTTCTTCTGGTTGTGGTTCTGGTTGTGGAAGAGTCACACCTATTTGTGTAAGATACTCAATCGCACCTTGAACCTTCAAAAAAAGTTCTCTTTTTGTTGTGGCCTTAGTTTGAAGTCCTTCCAATTCAAGGGATAGGTCTTGTGCTTGCTTTACAAGATTCGCAAGATGTTCCTGTTGTTCAGTCATAAAATTAAATAAACTCAATTTATTTATAGTATAATACATAAAGACAAATAACAAAATAACATCAATAAATAGTTACAAACATTACTTTTAGAAAAATGAAAAGATTAGCACTTATCTTTTCGTTATTCTTCACTACTCCTGCTTTTGCTGGTGAAATCACATCAAAAATCACTGACTCAATTCAATTAAATGTTCAGGGTGCTGCGGTACAATCAGAAAGAGTCGGTGCCTCATATGCAGTTTCAGGCACCAATATTAATGTAACAACTCTTGGAGGAGTTGGTGGAGCAGGTTCTTATGGTATCAATACAAACGGACAAGCATTTAGTTTCTCTGAAACATCAATTACTGCAGATGTTGATGTTACCTCTCAGTCGGCAGCTTCTGGAACAATTGCTTCTCCCAACCTTTATAGCAACTCTACTACTCAGTTAGGTGGAGATAAAGGTTCTCTTGCTGGTACTTTAAGCGGAACTGGTGTTCCAACAATCACTGCTGGTGGTTCAGGAACAACTGGAACAGCACAACGTAGCGTAGAACTGAGCGTATTCAAGTGAGACACATAACTCTCGGACTGCTTGCAGTTCTGGGAGTTATAAGTCCTTCATACGCTGGACCAGTAACTCCCAACTTCACCAGTGGGACCATTACATCTGAGACTAAAACACGTACTGAAGTTATTGAGACTATCAGACAAATAGAATACACTACTGGAACATCTTATACAGTCACTGGCACCAACATCAATATACCAGGAACTCCTGCTCCTGGTATGAATTACACAATTCAAACTCAAGGTGCTCCATTCCAATTTAGTGAGACATATCTGACTCCTGGAGTGGCAAAAGAAACATGGATAGATCGCAAAACTACCGAAGATTCGGTAACAAATTCAATATCTGTCTTTACACAATAACTGGAATATTATTATTAACACTTGCAGGTTCCACAAGAAGTAAAGCACAACAAGCACCAAGCAATACAAATATTGCAGGACCCTCAGCATCTGCTACTGGTAACGTAACTAACCAGGCAGTTCAGGTGCTTCAGGGTCCTTATGCTTTGAATACTTATGGTGGTGGAGTTTCTTGTCAGGGACCGACAATGAGTGTTGCCCCATTCGTATTGGGAAATACAAATGCAAGTCGAGATCCACAGTCGTTTCAAACATACAGTGGTAATGCTGGCATCTCTTTAGGATTTAATTTTCCTCTTGATGGTTCATTACAAGAACTTTGTAAGGCAAGAGCTCGTGTAGAAATTTCAAGACAACAAGCAGAATCGGATAAGGCAAGACTTGACTTTGAACTTGTGAGACTTTTGAAGTGTGGTGAAGCATTAAAGAATGGAATTTCATTTCATCCACAAAGTCCCTATGCAAAAATTTGTGCTGATATTGTTGTGAAGTATCCACGAGTACAGGATGTAGCAAATGGAAATCAAACCAATCCAAATAAGAAGTGAAATACCACCTATCATTCCAACGATAGAACCTCCTGTAACTCGCAGAGCAGAACGTTCTGTAATACCTGAAGTTGATATGCCAATTATCAACATGCCAGATACCACTATAAAGTATCCAGTGATCGATGTTCCAACTCAAGAAGAGTTTGATGCTGCCGTAAGAGCAGAGCAAAAAAAGAAAGAAGAAGAAAAAGAAGAAAAATCCAGAGGACTTCCAGATACTACCCCTACCCCCCAACTGCCCCCAGTTGTTCAAACCCCCCCAGATGATCGGAATATTTCCGATCAACCAATACAAACTAGTAATTTAGGAGTACCCGTCATTGAAGTACCAATCATCGGGGAAGTTCCAGTTCCTCCGAAAGAACAGGTTATGCTTGCTGGCACCACTGCTACTGCTTCTGTTGCTGCGGCTATTGTTGGCAAATCTTTGGTGGAATGGATGGTAGGTAAAATGAAACCTATTGTTCAGCAGATATTCATAAGGGGTAAGAAACTCTTGAATAGAGATCTTACTCCTTATGAACTTCAGGTTTATTTTGCTTTTGAAAAAACTTCTTCTATGAAAAAAGTCAATAAGTTACTCAAAAAAGAAGGGAAGAACGAAAAGAAAGAACAATATAAGAAGTTTCACTCAAAGTAATTATTTTGATTTATTCTTTATTTTAAATGCAACATCACCAAGAAAAGAACCTACAGCAAGTACAAGAACTTTAGTATAAGCATCTCTACTAGCATTATCAAGTTCCACTTGTCCTTCTGTGCGAATCGCAACAGATTCAACAGCAGAAATCATTAGAGCACTCCAAATAATAAGAAATAATCTAACAATATTAAAATAAATCACTTCTTACGCTTAGACTCCAGTTCATCAAAGTCTTTCTTCTTTGTTCCACCATCGTAAGTCCAAGCATATCCTTCAGCAATCATACGATCATTAAGACATATATCATCAACATATAACCTTCCAAGAATTCTCCCATACTTTTCAGTTGAATCTGGAAGTTCTGTTTTAATGAGAATATTTTTTTTACCATCAAGATTTTTTTTCAACCATTCTTTGACTTCTAATCCAAGTGCTTTTTCTTTGAGATCGGTTGTACGACTTTCCGGAGTATCAACACCACTAAGGCGTACTCGCTTAGTAAGAGAAATATCGAACCCAAGATCAATGTCCGCATCGATTGTGTCACCATCAACTACTCTTAATACTTGTTTTACTCTGTAGATATATGGGTCTTTATCCATTAGAATGGTAATTTAAACTTCTCAGTATTTAGTTTAGGAATAGGCAATTTATCAAATGCCTTTGATACCTGTTTCTCTACAACAGCACCAACAAATGCTTCTGGATTATTTAGAATCTTCTGTGCTTTTTGATAAGTCACATAAGCACCATAAGCAAGTGCTCCACTAATTGCCAGACTAGTTGCTGACAGAATAATTGCTATATTTTTCATTTCTTTTTACCACCTGAGTTCTTTCTTGCATTTGATGCCATTTTTTGTTTATTTGTACGACACTGACCAGTGGCTTTTCTTTTATCACCGTTCCCAAATGTTGGATTACTTTTTTTCTTCATCTTTCATTTCCAAATATGCTAACTTTAATATGTAGTAAATTACATAAGCAGTAAATACCAAACCAGAACAAAGAATTATAACTACACCACAAGGAAACTCATTCATTCCAAACACCTTCTTGCTTATGAATCCATACCTTTAAATCTTTTACATATTTTCTTAATATTTGTGCTTGTTCTTCGTGCCAAAAATCACCCGTCTCCATATGCAATCTTGTATGATTGTCTATGGCTTTAAGGATTTGGTGGATGGGAGCGTTCCAGCACTCCCTCTTTGGGGTGTTCCATTCTCTGGGCATAATTGCAAGTGTAAATGATTCCTACATCACCATCTGTTTTATCACCAACATAATTTGAATTACATTCAAAATTATTAATTCTTGAGCTAGTAATTAAATTACCAATAAGAAGAACTAATATTAGTTCTATCACTTTTTCTTGCCACCGTTCTTTGCTTTCTTGGCAGTAGCATTACCTTGATTCTGCTTGGAGTTTTTACCTCCAGCAGAACCTTTCTTGCCTTTGTTTGCTGATTTTGCCATTATGCTCCTGTGCGTGGTTGAACGAATCCTTCACCATCTTCCACTTTAGTTTCAAGTGCTTCAACTCTTGCTTCAAGAGTTTCTGGTGGTGCTTCAGGGGCAGGTGGTTCTGGTGGTGATTCTACAAACTCCTCTTTCTTTGGTTGCTCTTTCTTTTCATCTTCATCATCTCCACCTTTCTTCATTGTATTAATACCAAAAGTGGCAGCAGATGCAGTGAAAACTGTTGCAATAAATGTAGGATCCATCTTAGATAGAGTGCCAGCATAACTTGCAGTAAGAAGAGCAGCAGACCAACCCAAGATACATATACGAATTAATTGTCCCATGGCATTTTCGTTTTTTTTGTTAGTCATTTTCCTTTGTGAATAGGGTTAACCTTTTTTCCAAGATTCACCTTCTGCTTTTCTTCTACGAGCAAGTCCTGCTTCTACATTTGAACCAGGATTTCTGTAGAGATATAAAGCATCTGGAACTAAGTCCCATTCTTTATTCTTCAGTCTCTTAGTGATAGTATTAAAATCACCAGAACCATAAAAACCAGCACCGAGATTATAAGCAAAAGAAAGTAAGGCACCTCTTTTGCCGTCAGACATTTCATTCCAATGTGGAATTTTACGAAGTGAAGGAAGAAACTCTCTCTTACATTGTTCAATCAAAAGTTCATCTGCTTCTGTTTGTGTGAGAGTATCACCCATATGGAATGGTGATCCATCCTTCTTACGAGTAGAACCCCAACCGATTGTGATTGGAAGTCCACCAGATAGAGGATCTGGATATGCCTTCAAATGGCATCCTTCAAACTCTTTAATGAGTTTGAGTCCCATCATAGGCATATCGTCACCACCTGCTACGGGAGCGGCAACAGATGGTCCTGATGCTGGTGCCGCATTACCCTTTTTTCCTCTATAAATCTCTGCCCAATCTACATTATCTTCTAGATATTTTACTGGCAGATTATCTTCCAACCACTGAACTGCCTTGACGTGATTGGGGTTCTTCTCATCATAAAATTTGAAAAAGTTATGTAAATCAATTCTTGCCATTGTTTCCTCCTTCGAAATACTTTGAATAAAGATGTTGTGCTTCTACGTGTTTACCGTGATTTGTGAGGTCTTTAATCTTCTGTAAGATTTTCCTCTTGAAATTAATCGAAGATTCTTCCCCAGCCATCGTTCCCTCCTGGACACCAACGGTGCTTGAGAACTGCTTTAGTATAAATGGTCTTCTTACCGTTTGTGACTGGACCTGTATAGTTATCGTTAAGTGAACCGTATGGGTCATTTACAAAGTATCCTTTACCATCTGGAGTCTTTCCGATAACTACACACATGTGGCCACCAGTAGGTGCAGATAAAGAACCCCTATGCAGGATACCAATAACAACAGGTTTCCCAGCATCAAGACTCTTATCAACGTCAGCAAAAGAAAGATTGTAACTGAAGTGTGACTTAACACCATAACCTGCGAGAACTTTCGTCTGTACCGCATGGTCAGTTGTGTCACCAATTGCAAATACTTTCTTAACATACTCATCATCACCTTTGATGCTTCCTGGCTTGAGGAAAGCAAGGCACATAGCACACGATGAGCTGTTACAAGTTCTATGTGCATCTCTATAGTTGTCCACTTGATTAAAATATGGAACTTCTAGAACTGCTGGAGTAGGTGGTTTAGTTCTAAAAATTCCAATCCATTCAGTATCAGAGTCATCCATAAATTCAGCAGGAAGGTTATCCTCTAACCATTGAACTGCTGCTACATGATTCGCATTACCATCATCATAATACTTGAAAAAGTTATGAAGATCTAATGTCATTTTTTATATTTCTAAACACTGAAGATATTTATCCATTTCAATGTCCATACTCTTCTATTTTATCAAGAACTTTATTTAGGTATTGATGTGCTAACCATTTTGGGTCATATCCAGATTTATCCATCCACTCTTTATCCAGGTTTGATTTTATTTTAAGAACTTCACACTTGATAATATCTTTAGTCAGTTGTCCTCGTGGCATAATACTAAAAAACTCTGCCACTTATTTAGAGGCAGAGTAAAAAATATTAAGTATTATCAAAAAATTCCAGGAATAATTTGTCCGGTAGTGAGATAAGTGCCTACAGCAACAACAAATCCTAGCATTGCCAATCTTCCATTTAGCAATTCTGCTTGTTCAGTCCATCCGAATTTCATTTTGTTTCTCCTCTTTTAGTAGTGTTTTGAATTACAATAAATTTGTCTTTTGGTAGAGTACCTGCGATACAGACTTTAAGTTTGTCATTATTATTCCAGGCACCAGATTCAACCAGTTCTTGAAGAGCAACAGAAAGTTGCCCAAGCATATTAGCACTCATTAATAAGTTTCCACAACTTTCTCTATAGAATAACACAGAAGCACAAGAAAGGCAACTGAGGTAATGGTAAAAATTGCTTCAGTCATCAGAAGATTCCGAAGAAGAACTTACCAGTTGCTGCATAAGAAATGAATCCAGCAATAATTCCCATCATTGCCCATCGTCCATTCATTTTCTCCGCCTTTTCGGCATAAGGTTCAATACCATAACGCTCAAGATCTTCCTTAGTCATATACATAGAAGGTTCTTTTGCCCACATATTCATTTGCCCAAATTCATTTTTGGTTACAGTCATATAAGTTTTGTTAAGAAACATTACAAAAGTATATAGCAAAAATAAAGAGGGGTCAAGCCCCCATAGTAGTAATTTATACCTAATTGTGTTAGGGTTTACTGAATCAAATTTACCAATCAATATTTTTTCTAATCTTGATGTTATAATTCCAAATCTCAGAAAATATAGAACTATTCAAATCGTTATCATTAAAAGTTTCATTAAGAGCATTCAAATCTTTCGGAAAACAAGTTCCACCAAATCCCCTGTCTCCATCAATGCCTGGAACCAAACTATGAGATTCCCCAATCCTTTTATCCAAACAAACACCACTTCTAACTTTCTCAAAATCAATTCCAAGTTTATCACATAAATCAAACATTAAATTAAAATAAGTGACTTTAATTGAAAGATATGTGTTAGAAAAGTATTTTATTGATTCAGATTCTTCAAAAGAAACTAAAATATTTTTGATATGAGGAAAATAGTTTAAATAAAAATTTTCTAGTTTTTGAGATGATTCTTTTTCTCCACCAATAATATTTCTATCAGCATTATTAAAATCTTCTACAGAATTTCTGGCAGTTAAAAATTCTGGATTATGAATTATTTTTAGATCTAATCTTTTTTCACTTAATGTCTTGGTAGTTCCAATAGGAACTGTGGATTTTATAACAAAAATTCCAGATAGATTTTTAGGGAGATCTTCAAAAAATGATTCAATATAAGATAAATTGCACCCTCCACCCATTTTATTTTTCATTGGTGTTGGAAGACAAACAAAAACAATATCAGAATTTATAGTTTCATCATAAGAATTTAAAGATTTGTTTTCATCAACATCAAAAACAAATAAATTTTGAATCTTATTTTTTAGATTTTGGTATATGGCATTACCAACAAATCCATTTCCGACTATTCCAACTTTCATTGTGATCTCTCCTTCTGTATAATGTATGCTCGTCCTTGTTCATCAAAACCATCAATTTCAATCAATTGTGTTTCTGCATTGATATCATCATTTGGCACTAAGCAAGTATATGGACCAGGAATTCTATCATTATTATTATAATTTCTATGTCCAGAAATGTGATAGTGAGCACATACTATTTGTTTTCCTGGATTTTTTAATATATATCCCTGTTCTGCCACCAATTTAGCAATTTTATTATCACATCCAGGTTTTCCTAATGTAAATTCCATCTCATCAGTTGTTTTAATTGGTGAAGTAAATATCCAAACATCTTGGGAAGAAGAATTATCAAATGGAGCAATACACCACTCACCATTTTGACAAAATACTTCCCATCGTGTTAAAGCAACAAAAATATTATCTAAATTAGTTTCTTTAACTGCGGATAAAGTTTCATCAAGAATAATATCAGCATTTGCAATAATACAAATTTGATTCTTTAGATTTTCATTACAAAATTCAAAAAGGTCCTTATATGTTGGCCTTTCTTCTCTTTGAACGATTTCTATTTTATCAGATTGAAAATTTAACTTTGCATC